TGCTGTCTTACGTACCTCTGGATCTGTTATAGGCATGTAAGGTGTTTCTACTATTGTCTCTATATTGGCTCCATCAAAAGCATTTGTTTCTTCCATTTCATAAAGGTAACCATCATCGTTAACAAACATAACAGACTCTAAAGTACCTGAATATATACTGTCTGCTATAAATGCTTTTATACCTTTAGTTGTAGACCATTGAATATTCTCAGCACCTTGAGCTATAAATTTTGTTGCTATTAAGCCTGAAGATAAAGATTTTAATTGCGTTGGTAAGAATGCAAATATTCTATACTGTCCTTTTTCACGCAATATAACAGAAGAAAATTGTGTTGTCGAGCTTAAAAAGTCATCAGAATCTTTGTATATTTTATCAGAGGCAACATCTAATCCAAAGTCTCCTATTCGATCTGTTGCACTTAATAACCTTAATCCATCTGGTGCTAGATACATAATATCTCCACCAAACTCTTGGACACTATCAGAGTTAATACAACCTAGCTTGTCTGTTATAGGCTGTAATTTAAAATCAGACGATGTGTCACCTATTATTTTTTTAATTGAGTCTGCTGTAAAAACAATAAGTTGATCACGAAAAACAGCTAGACCAGTTATATCACTTCCAATGTTTATACTACCAGCCCCAGCGCCTGTGTTAAAATTGGAAACAGAAAAAGGTACTGTAAAGAAAAGTTGATGATCTTTAGCATAGAATGTATGATTTTTAAATATAGTAACTAATTGTGCGCCCTCTACATCAGTATTTATATTTGAAGTAGATGAAGTTAAGTACTCAGTTGTGTTACCAGAAGTATTATACACCATAGGATAATGTAAGCCATCAACAAAAACTACTTTGTTATCACCGCTGTAGTTGAACATGGCCTTACGTACTTTACCACCACCAGACTGAGCAGACGTAATTAAATGTGTCCAAGTAGTTCCAGTACTCATGTAGTATGCAGTACGTGAAGTTTCTGTACTTGAAAGATGTCCGAAAGTTAAAGCAGCATCATCTGCTAATGATTGTACAGAAGATAAAACAATATTATTTTGATTAGTAACAGTTGACACAGTAACAGTACCAGATATGCCTGTGCCTGTTACAAACATTCCAACTTCTATTGTTCCACTGTTTCCATCTAATACAACTGCAGTAGCTGAAGAAGTAGCACCATTAACACTAGCAGTAGCTGTTTGTAATTCTGTTACAGCAGCAGCATCTACTTTACGAGCAACTAATGCCCTACCACTAGATACTACGTGTAATCCTATAACGTTACCGTTTCCTGGTATTTCTGAAGAACTATACTTTTTATAACCTTTTATTTTTGAGTAGCCGCCTTGCCTGTCTGCTTCCATGTTTTGTAATATAGTAGCAGAACCTATAGAGTTTATACCTTGTTGTAAGGGAGACATGTTAGAAATTAACCCACCCTTAAACTCAACAGGAAATGTAGACCATTGTGTAGGCATTAGTAATGTACCCTCGTGTCTCTTAAGTAATCTGTTCTATTAATGTTTATGCTTCTAAGATGCTTTATGCCTTGTTGAAATTTTTGTAACGCAGCGTTTGAACTAGCTGTATCTCCTCTAAACTGATATGCATAATGCATTGCACCATCAATAATACAGAATCTATATTGTTCTGGTACAGAAGGTACATCTGTAGAACCAATTAGATCATATCCTATCCTATAATATTCATACACCATTTCATAAGCTTTGTCTGGCATAGGGTAACAAATTAGTTCTCTGTTAGGTGTCCTTATTATATGTGTAGGACATGATTTTGTTTCGGTATTGTATTCAGCATCAGCATACTTTTCTAAGTACTCTTCGTATGTCATATTCTTTAACTTTATAGTGCCAATGTTAAGAGTAGAGTTTCTTTTTAATCTAACACTATTCATATTTATAGTTTTTGCATCATTAGGATAACTGTATCTAGGCTCACCTACGGTTAATGTTTCGTTAGCCTCTACATGGTTCCAAGGCCATTCATACTCCTCCTGTTGAATATGTCTAATTGAAGAATTTACTGCCTCTTTAGCAAAAGCAAAAAACCCTGTAACAGTAGGAAAAGTATCTGTAGTTAGTTGTACTTCATTAAGTCTACTGTTGACATCATTAACTAGTCCTAAAAAATCATATGCCATATTACTTCTCTTTTATCTTTAGAAAGATTGCTCGTTCAAAAACAAGACCGTCACCTGTAGTTATTTGACAGGTAACCTTATATTGTTTGTTGTTTGTACCTAAAGCAAAACGAGCCGTAGCAGTTTTACCTGATATAGTAGACTGTACAAACTGTAGCCCATCTACTACTTCAGCATTAGAGACTGCTTCTTTAGCACCAGCAGCATCTTGAATAAACCAAGTGTTTGCAGAAAGTGTGTCATTAGGTATAAAGCGTGACCAATCTACGCTATAGTCTACCGTTTCATCAGGGTCTTTATCAGGCCATCTATAAGACATTGCTTGTCCTTATCGTGTTATTAATACAGTAGTAGGTAAAGCTCTGTGTTTATCTACAGTTAATGTAAAATTTTCTGGGTTTATGTGTACAACATTACCTAGACCTAAAGAATAGTTTATTAGAGATATAGTATTATTATCTTGCTGTGGTAAATGTACTGTTTTACTTAGACCGTAACCCCCTTCAGGAAGTATGTATACAGTCCTTGTTCTATTGTAATCATCTGCATGTGCATCATAGTCAAAAAGATTATTAGCAGGTGGGTCTAAGTTTATACTAAATAAACCTAGTAAGCTACTTAATTCTACTGTTGTATTTATTCGTAAGAATGTTGTTATATCAACAAGGGTAGTTGAAATATTAATACTGCTTGTAGTTATATTCGCTTTTGCGTCAAAGTCAAGCGTTGATGTAGAAATAGAAGAAGATGTTGTATCTAAATTAGTATTAGCTTTAGCGTCAAACCCTGCTGTACCTGCTGAGACTGTAGCTGTAGCTGCACTTGAAGTAATGTTTGCATCAGCATCAAACCCTAGTGTACCACCGACAGAGTTTGCTACAGTAGAACTTGGAGTAATATTTGCCTGAGCGTCAAACCCTGCTGTACCTGATGTTATTGTTGAAGTAACTGCACTTGAAGTAATATTGGCTTTAGCGTCAAACTCAATATCCAAACCAAATGTAGCAGAAGCAGAACCTGTAATTACACTTGCTTGTGCGTCAAAACCTGCTATACCTGCAGCAGAAACAACAGAAGCAGAACTTAAAGTGGTATTAGCCTGGGCATCAAAGCCTATGCCTAAACCAAAGGTGGCTGTGGCTGCGCTTGGTGTTATATTCGCTGCTGCATCAAACCCTATCGTACCTGCAGCAGTAACAGAAGCAACAGCACTGGTTGTTAAATTTGCTTTGGCATCAAACCCTACCGTACCTGCAGTAGATACAGAAACAGCAGTGCTTGGCGTAATGTTTGCCTGAGCATCAAACCCTATACCTAAACTAAACGTAGAAGTAGCAGAAGGATTTGTAATATTTGCTTTAGCTTGAGTAGTTAAAGTATTTACTACTTGATTTATTACCTGAGAGGCTACAGTAATTGTGGCAGAAACGCCTCCAGAAGAACCCAGTGGTGCGCCAGAAAAAGCACTAAAGCCTAACATTTACTTTACTTTCTTATGAAGGTTTAACAGGCCAATCTTCATTATTTAAATTAGGCCAGTTAGAGTGAGTTGGTAGTTCTCTCAAAGCTTGTCTATAATCTTTTTGCGCCTGTGTAGGAGTTCTATCAGACAAAGCCCATACATCTGTTTGCACAAGTAATTCGTTTCTCATATTTCTATGTTCTTCTGCGGTTTCTTCATCGGTGGGTCTGCCCCAAGGAAACTGCTCATCAGCCGCTAGAACTTTAGCAAAAACTGTTTCAGTTCCTTCTGTTTCATTTACTTCAACATGGTCAAAGTCGCCATCTTCTCTTTTTCTTAAAAAACTGTAACTTCCCATTATGGACTTGCTCCTAAAAAATAAGTCTTTGATCTCCACTGATAGAACCAATTGCTGGTACCTCTAAAATTTAAATATCTAGCAGGAGAGGCTGTTATAATTTCTGTTGTGTGGTAATTTCGGCTGCCATTATTTTGACAAGTCATAACATGACAACTAATATGAGTACCGTCACTCAAATGGCTGCAACTTAAAAGCATTTGATGTCGTTCACCACCAGCGGCAATTGCTGCGGCAGCATGACCTATTGATGTCCAATAAGATATCCTTGCATTTTGATCTGAAGAAGATCCACTGGTCAGTATAGAATGTGTACTATTTGCACTCAAACAATAGTCTGCATTAATATAGCTGTTACTTGAATTTTTAGGCCATATTTGAAAATAAGTACTAGGTTCAATGGAGCTAGAACCATCACCATTTGGGTTTGTACTGCAAGTAACCATTACCATAGACCAACCTGCACTCATGGTACTATCGTTTATGTCTATTGTAACAGAACTTACTCCATAGCCAGTACCACCTTGGCTACTAGGTACATTAGTACTGTAAGCTTCATCGTGTCCGTAGTTAAAATATACACCAGTACCCATTAATCTGAACTCGCAAATCCATAAACTTTATATTCATAACCTGTAACATTTCCATTTTGAAAATAACATTCTATTTTATCAGGACAGCCTGTTACTCTTGC